ATCTTGGCGGTGCGTCCTGATAAGCGGAAGCGTGATCTAGGTAATCTGGAAAAGGCCATCAGCGATATTCTGGTGAGCCAAAAGATAGTCGAAGATGACTGCCTGTGCGAGTGGATAGAAGCACGGTGGGTAGATAAAGGGCCAGAGTGCCGTGTGATTATAGAACCAATAGGAGATGGCGATGAAAGCGAAGAAGATCGAAGGGACGATCAATCTTAAGACTTGGTACATCCCAGACTATGATCAGAAGTTTGAGGATTACACCAACGACATTGACAAGGTTGTTCAGGTGCTTGAACAGCGCCTAGAAGCATATCGCAGCGTAATGATTGACGCTTGTCAGAAGAATGTCGAGAGAGTCATCAAAGATGAAATCAAGAAGTCTGGGATTGTTATCGAAATGCCTGAACCAGGGGAGCGTGAAAAGAAAACGCCACTAGATTCAATTCGCATCCGCCTTCCATTCGGCCAAGAAGATGGCGATGACGTTGTCTTTGAGTTTAGTTTTGGTGAACTTGTTGAGGATTCTTTTGGTTATATTTACTTAAAGAAGCCAAAAGATGCGATTGAAACATACAAAAAGACCCGTGATGCGTTTCAAGCTGGCATTGATCGGATGACAGAAGTTATCAATTCAATGAAGATTGAGGAAGACAGCGATGACGATGCACATGAATGAAGTCCACTTCCTCCGAGCTAAGATTGAAGAGTTGGAAGAAGAGCTTCGCCAGACTAAGAAAGCTTTATCACCATCTATCAATCCATTCTCTGGTCGCTTCAAGCTGTCTATTCAAATGGCCGCAATCCTTTGGGCGATTTATAAGTCGCCTGATATCTGCACCAACGAACAGCTAAATGTCATCATGTTGGGTCTTGCCAGGGCAGACAATGCAGATGGTGCTGACATTCAAGCTCGCACCAAAGTTCGCATTACACATGCCCGCAATCGGCTGAGAGAGCATGGTGTTGATGTCGCCATCCAGAATGTCTGGGGCATTGGCTATCGTATTACCAAACAGGATAAAGCCAAGTTGGCTAGGATACTGAGGAAACGGCCATGAGGGCTTTGATCATCGCTGCCAGCCTTCTGGCTTCCACCTCGGCCATGGCTGGGTGGGCAACTGGCGATTGCACGACCCAGAAAGGGACGAGAATCAAATACATGATCTCGAACGGCAAGGGCTTCATCTTCTATGATGGTGATGGGCCTTTCGAGGTCTTCAGCAAGCGCGAGAAGAATTTCGGGGTGATCACGCATATCGGTGATCGTGGCACCATGAACATGGCGATAGACCTTGATACAGGCCGAGGCTACATCATCACCCAGCACGATAGCGGCCAGAAGGTTGAAGGCAATATCGCCTGCAAATTGGGATACAGGGGGTAATTGTGATGACTGATGATCTTGTGAAGCGGCTGCGTGAAGTCAAAGACTGGTGGCGTGAACCGGGACGCACAGCGGAACAAGCCGCCGACCGCATTGAGACGCTGGAGAAAGAGAACGGGAGATTAAGAGAAATGTTTCGCGCCCACATGCTTTATCTCATGCCTAATCTTACTCACGAAGACATCAGCAATCATATTGAAGAGGTGGTGAAAGATGACTGACGATCTTGTGAAGCGGCTGCGCAAAGTAGAGCCTGATGCGCCCGGTGAGCGCACACGCTGGTATCGCAATCCAGATGGGCCGGAAGCCGCCGACCGCATCGAGCGACTGGAAGCGGCGCTGCGGCTTGGTGTTGATATGCGCGAAAAGCAAAAAACTTATTTCAAAGATCGATCAAAAGAAAACTTGATTGCATCTAAACAGGCAGAGACAGCATTTGATCGCGCTGCACTAGGGGAGAAGAAAGATCCTGTTCGTCATGCGTCTGATCAGTGTGCTTTGGGGGAAGCGGAATGATCCTTCAGCTTAACCCGCCCATCCCACTTGAAACACCCAAGGGAAAAGCCTTGGCTCAGGTCTTGATAGATTACGGGGCCGAGCATCATCTGATATGGGTATGCTTTCAGAACGACACCGGAGAAATCTGGTGCTGGCCGAATGACAAGGTACGGGCTCAAAGCAACATAACCATGGGCAGAGGGTTCAAACAGTGACCGCAGCTTTTCTTGACCTAGACGGCGAGAAAATCGACATAGACGCCCAGCTCCGCGATCTGGACCGGGCAGACTATGAGGAAGACCTGTACAAGTTCACTGTGGCTGCTTGGCCGCATATCGACAGTGCGCCTTTCGCCCATGGCGGCTACGCCTTGCAAGCCATCTGCGCTCACCTCCAAGCCTGTGCCGATGGATATATTCCTAATCTTCTGATCAACGTGCCCCCGCGCTTTTCCAAGTCAACGATTGTCGGCACGATGTTCCCGGCATGGGTTTGGGCTCAGACCAATCAAACTATGCTTTCTGGTCCCGGCGCTCAGTTCCTATGCGCTGGCTATGCCTTGAACTTGTCTTTGCAGGACTCGGTGAAGTGCCGTTCACTGATTCAGTCTGACTGGTATCAGAGCTATTGGGGTGATCGCTTTCAGCTTGTGGAAGACCAGAACACCAAGACCCGGTTTCAGAACGACAAGCGTGGCATCAGGAACGCGGTCTCGGTCGGCGGTTCAACGACTGGCTTGGGCGGCAATTACCTGATCGGGGATGACCTGAACAACGCGGCTGAAGCCAACTCTGAAGCTATGATTGAGGCGGCTATCAACTGGTGGGACACAGCTTGGTATAACCGTCTGAACAACTCCAAGCCGGGGCATGGCTGCCGCATTGTCGTGGCCCAGCGCCTGAATGAGCGCGACATCTCTGGGCATGTGCTGGAGAGGCAGATTGGGGACTGGACGCATCTTTGCCTGCCGATGAGGTATGAGCCGGATCGCTCTTTTCATACGGTATTGGTGCCTGCATGGGCGACAGACGACGGCGAGGAGATCACATGGGAAGACCCTCGCACTGAGCCGGGTGAGCTTCTGTGGCCTGAGCGGTTCGATGAAGAACAAGTGATTTTGCTTGAAAAGACCCTTGGTCCATATGCAGCGGCTGGTCAGCTTCAGCAGCGCCCTGAGCCTGCTGGCGGTGGTGTAATCAAACGTGAATGGTGGAACCTGTGGGAGAGAGAAGCCTTCCCCCCGATGTGTGGGAGAGAGAAGCCTTCCCCCCGATGGAATATGTGATTGCGTCTTTGGACACGGCCTACACGACGAAGGAGGAGAACGATTACTCTGCCCTGACGGTGTGGGGTGTTTATTCGGGTGGCGATCAGGTGGCGCAATCGACGCGGGCGATTTCTCGCGACGGAGAAACGCTATCCATGATCAAGCGAACTTACACGGAAGAGCATCCTCGGTTGATGCTGATGTACGCTTGGCAGGAGAGGCTGGAGCTACATGAGCTGGTCTTGAAGGTCGAACAGACCATGAGGCAATTCCAAGTGGACAAGCTCATCATCGAAAACAAGGCAGCGGGAATCAGCGTTTCGCAGGAAATCCGCCGCATGTACGGACATGAAGACTGGGCAGTTCAGCTTCTGGACCCTAAGGGCGTCGATAAGCTCGCCCGCCTGCATTCGGTTGCGCCGTTGTTTGCGGAGGGGCTGATCTATGCACCTGATCGGGGCTGGGCCGATATGGTCATCACTCAGGTGGCGACATTCCCGAAGGCCAAGCACGACGACTTGGTGGATACGGTGAGCATGGCGGTGAAGCATATCCGCGAGTTGGGTCTGTTGGTTAGAAGCCCTGAGCGTTTGGCAGAATTTGATCGGAATGTGGTGCATCATGGCTCTGCCCCAGCGCCTCTTTATGAGGTATGATGGCTTTGCCTTGGAGACACCCAGCTTCCAAGGTGTAAACTCAGGACTGGCGGGGCTCCGGCCCCGTCTTTTTAGGAGGGGGCGAACATGCGGAAACTGGTGATTTATCTGGCTTTGGCTGCTGGTATTGGCATTCCAACGGCGGCTTGGGCTGCTTGCACGACCCATACTTACTATGTGAATGGGCGTTATGTGACTTGCACGACTTGCTGCACCGGCAGCTACTGCAATACTAACTGCTACTGAGGTTTAGGGCGGGCGTGGTATAAGGGTTGTGCCCCAGCCTTCCAAGCTGGTGAAGATGAGTTCAAGTCTCACCGTCCGCTCCAAATATGTTATACTGTCCCCAGAGTTTAATGGGGAACCAAGATGGCACAGGTATTGGCGAGCGCAGTGGTCGATGTGATCAAGCCTGCGACTCCGGTAATGATCGGGCACTTCAAGGTCGAGGTTTGGGGCAAGGCCCCTTATGACTATGTGCGCGTCTATGAAATCATGGCAAAAAACGATACTATGGCAGCACAGGAAGGCATCCGTCGCTTTGTCAAAGAGATGGAAGAGCTGCCCGTTGAAGGGAATTAACCATGCCGATGACCCCCGGCCTTGTGCCTAATATCCGTCAGCCCGGACCAGCCGATCCTGAGCTGCCTTTCGCCAATGACGAGATCATGGTCGAGATCGCTGAAGGGTCAGAGAACAAACAGACCGACGATGCGGGCAATGTTTTGCGTATCGAATATCCCGATGGGTCGATTGCTGTCAGCCTTGATGGCAGGCCAATTGAAGAGAACCAAGATAAGAAAGACTATGGAAATTGGTTCAGAAACCTAGTCGATGATATTGATAGTATTACACTTTCCAGCATTGCCAATGAGCTGATCCGTGGTATTCAGGACGATATTGAGACCCGCCGCGATTGGGTTGAAGCTCGCGCTAAGGGCCTTCAGCTCCTCGGTCTCAAGATTGAACTCCCCGGTCTTCAGGGTGCAACGGACGGTGCGCCTGTTGAGGGCATGTCAAAAGTTCGACACCCACTGCTGCTTGAAGCTTGCCTGCGGTTTCAGGCGAATGCTCGGTCTGAGCTTCTGCCGACCGATGGGCCTGTAAAGGTTCGCAATGATGCGTTGGCCTCTACGACCCAGCAGGACAGCCTTGCCAATGCTTTGGAGCGCGACCTGAACCACTATCTTACGGCGGTGGCTTCTGAGTATTACCCCGACACCGACCGAATGCTGCTGATGCTCGGTTT